CATCTATCACTCATCCCTGTTATAATATATTTAACATTTTTGACATGTAAATATTGTAACATGCTATTAACCATGTAAAATGTTTCTGCCTTTACTTGTTCTTCTGTTCTTGTTAATAAATTAAATTTTCTAAATCCTTCCCATCTTGCTCTTATTAATTTTTGATCTATATTTTTACGTTTATAACTTTCATCATCAAAATGTAAATAGTCTCCCTGTTGTCCTAACCACAAATCATTTATACTATCGTAAAACTCATCTCTATATGGATCTGTTAGTTGTAAAATTACTAGATCAACATTATTATTTTCTAAATACTTTTTAGTTCTTCTAAATATTCTTTTATTACTTCCTGCTATCCAACTTTCATTTACAACATCGTAAGGCAAAGCATCTGGCCATGCGTACTTATTGTCAGCAGTATTACCATAACTAAAACTACAACCATTTACATATACTTTCATTTAATGACCATGTCCAAAATTTACGCCTAAAAACCAACCCAATCCAATAAAGAGAGGACCTATTATTAATAAGTCAACTATCCAATGCAAAGCAATAGAAAGAGTTACAATTTCTCTCCAATGTAATTTACATACATTTTTCCAGTGATCTAACTTTTCTCTCATATCATTTTTGCCTTAACTTTAATTTTCAGTTCATTGTTAGTTGCATGTCTTATAATACTACTAACTGTAGCCATTCTGCCATAACGTTGTACAGCATCTGCGGCGTCTTTACAATCCACATGCCAAGGCGGGAAACTTACTTCCCACCCTAGTTCAGCGGCCTGCATAATTAAATCTATACCTGCTTCGTCTCTGTCAGGGCAAACAATAATTCTTTTACCCAATTTTTCTATTAGGTGTGCTTGTTCAGGACCAACACTATTACCTTGTATTGCTATTCCATCAATCATTATAGCATCAAAGACACCTTCTGTCACTATAACAATTTCTCTTTTACTATCTGCAAACCTATCTATATTAAAAACATATCCAGGTTGCATTTTATGTAAGTACTTAGGTGTTGTTTTATTAGGTGGATTTATATGCCTAGCAGTCCAACCAACTAATTCTCCGTTATAAGAAAAGGGAACCACCAATCTTTGTTTATATAATGATTCCTCAAAATATAACAATGGATATAGACCAATAAGTCCCCTTTCTATTGCGTACTGCCTTACCGGATGTTCCTCAGGCAAATCATCTACTGCTATTGCAGTTTCAGGTAAATCTTCATTTTTAAACTTCGCTAAATTATATACATAATCGGTAGTGTCTTCAGTTTCTAAATCTTCTGCATATTTTAATAAGTCAACAGTAACAGCATGTATATCTGTTTGATCAGCACCTAATTTTGTTGCTAAGTCTTTGTATTTTTTACCTAATGTAGGATTAGGTTCCCAACCTGTAGTAAACCCACAGTTAAAACAATTATAGGATATTTTTGCACCAGTTGTTATAAGACCACCACGTTTCCTTTTATCAGTACACATTGGACAATCCATTGTATTCCAACCACTAGGAGTTTTACTTGTCCTTATAGGCAAGTTATCCAAAAGGAGGCGGTGCACCTTTTCAACTAAGAAGTCTATATCCATGCATTAATTATACATGATATATGCTGAAAAGTCAACTAGTTTCTAATTAGTACTTTACTTATAGAACCTGCTGTAGGGACATGTTTTATTCTAATCCAATTAGCATTAACTTTAAAAGTTTTATGTGTTAATACTGAAGAAGATGTTAAAGAAAAATCTGAGATGTCAAACCAGTCTAAACTTGCTTCGTCACTGTTAGGAGAATTTTCTAAACAACTGCCTTGTATTGTGATAGTACCTGAATAGCCACTTGGATAGATTGCTAAACTGTGTAAAGAGTGATTAAAGTTTCTATCAACATTTCCCTTTACTGCACTTGAAGTATAAATATCCTCACCGGATTGTAAGAAGGTTTCTATTGTTTGCGTTTTTATAGGTTCTCTACCTATCTGATCTGATATCTCAATTTGGAATTTAAGTCCATTGTTTTGATCTGTAAATACCGGAGCATCAGAGCCGTCTTCTTTCTGCATTACAATATAAATTGTATATAATCCTGCGTCTATATTTACAAGATCACCATCATTTAAACTAAGTTTTATTTGCCCTACTTTAGTAGTTTCTTCTAATAATTTAGATAAAACTCTTCTTTTAGAAGTAGGGTTTACGAGGTTTGCACTAAAAGACTTACCAAATACATTTTGTTTCTTTCTATCTCTATCAGTAATATTAAATATTAATTCGTTAGTCATTCCTTTATGTGCTATTAATTTTCTGTTATTCATAGGCCTGTTATCCACATATACGCCATAGGAATCTAATACTATATCAATAATATTATCATATAAATACATTTTTTGATTTCCTTGGCTCATAAATTTACTCTTTCTATTGTACTATTTATCAATACCTTACATAAATAACATTGTGGAGAAAAAAGATCTAATAGATTCAACAAAAGAAAAATATCCCTTTCTTACTGGCATATTGTATGGAGGTAAAGAATATGTTGGTATAGTAGTCAATCATGATAATAGTATCTTAACATTTTACGATATTGAGAAGATACCTACAATAGAAGATAAAAGAATATTCTTACAAATGGGAGAGACATGGTGGTGGGAATCTAATCGTATGCTACCTATAGATGTATTTTTAAATATAGAAATGAGAATGTTTCAACCTTGTTTAAAAACTTTTATAATGAAAGATGTTGAAATATTATTTGGTCCTGTAACCACATTACAAAATTTATTAAAGAAACGTATAAAAAGACGTGGAATCCAATTAGTTAAAAAGACAGATTAACTATTCACAAATACTATTAAGTTGTACCATTATTGCTAGAGCATAACCATAACTATGACTCTTCTTAAAGAAGTAAGTCCCATCATTTGGTTTTACCCAAACATTATCCTCTATCTCCTTCCAACTCTTTCCTACCAAGTGACGTTTACCAGGCCTTATAATTGCCAATATCATTGCTAATTGTTCTATATTAGTAGGAGGATGTTGCTTAACAATATCCCAATGGTTACTTATGTGGAACAACTGTTCAACAACTTCTTTATGTTGTAGAAGTTCCCACATAGGTTCTGTATTTACTAACTTGTTTAAATGTGCTTCATCTTTAATATCGTTGTATACACTAGCATTTAAAAAATCTACTTTAAACCAACCCTCATCTTCTGCTTGTTTGTGATCTATTGTACTGTATCCTTGTAAAGGAAACTTAGGAATATTTTGAAAGTAGACGCCAGTATTGTGCTTAGTAAACTTACCATCCTTTTCAATACTTGCAGGTGTATGGTTAATTAACTTTAAAAAGTCATCTCTGTTAGCCATATCTATATCTACATCAAAATCAATCTTCATTAAACAACGAACTCCACTTCATTAATTTTTGTTCTTTTAAAAACATTCTGTCCTTTATTTGTTCCTCTGTAACAAATCCATCTCTTTTTAATAATTCAATCATACACATTAAATCACCAACTTCATCTTGTAAATTTTTTAAATCATTAGGACATTCATCATCTTCAAACCGTATTAGTTTACTACATGCCTGTACCAATTCACCGCATTCTTCCATTGTTATTGTAAGTAATTCTTGTTTCTTATTCATCTTTTGATGCCATTCTTTTTATTTGCATTCTTTTTATATGGTTGTGTATTACCCAGTTACAACTTATGCTATACCTAAAACTATTACCTAGCACCGGTGCAGTATAATGTAAAGTAGATGAAGGAAATATTAATAAGTCACCTTCTTCAGGTTCTAAATCAACAGAGTATGTTCCAAATCCATTAGTATTTACATCCTGTCCATAATGAAAATTTATTTGTCCTTTTTGTTTATGATTTGTTGTAGAATTAACTTTATAATATTCTACATTAGTATCTAATTCAATTCTAGGATATAAAACTGTAACAATGTCTGCACTAGTTAAGTGACTATGTATTGGATTATATTCCATTGCAATTTGTTTATTGTACCATGCAGATGTTAAATTACATATTGAATCAAAATTATTTTCTTTTAATATTTTTCCATATATTCCTGAATCTACAGTTTTTATATATTCATCTACATACTGAGAAATCGTATTAGAAACTTCTGAACCTTTTAATCTTTCAAGTATATGTACTTCTTCTTTTATATATCCAACTAAAGTATCTGTTGCATCTCTATGGGAGTTAATACAAATTTGATATAGTTCATTTGTTTCTTCTTTTGATAATTTTACCTTTGCTATCCTAGGTCCAAAAGATTCCAATAATTCAAATTTATTCATATCCCTGCTACCTCACATGATTGTTTTACTTCTGCAACTTCTTCCTTATTACCAGCAAATTGCTTCATCCAAAATGTTGCATCTATTATATCTGCAATCATCTTGACCTGCTCATCATTAAATCTTACAAGTAATTCGTCTCCTGTTTGACACAAATATAATACCCAAGGACTTATTTTTGCACTTCTAATATCATGTACTGCTCTTGCAGGGGAGACTAATTTAAAATAATCCTGCCAAACGTTTTTACTCTCGTCACTCCATTTGGACAAATACATAATTGTTCGTTCTAAGGCCTTCATACCGGGTTCCTTTTTTACATAATGTAACATATACTCATCATATAAACTATCTTTGCACCAGTCAGCAAGTTTCTTACCATTTTTAATAAGCCATTCTGCAAACTGCTCTGGATTTAAATATTCATTTGTGACACAACTTCTACCAAATTTTACAAAACCCTCATAGTACTGACTTTTAACAAAGTCTTCATATGACTTTGGTTTAGTTGCTGTGGTATTAATCTCATAAAACATTTGAAATACTCTATAACCTAATCTAGTATGTGTTAGATCTTTGTCTGCCATACGTCTTTTCTTGACGCACATATGAACACTAAGAGTACGTTCGCTTTTAAATGATTTGCCACACCATTTACATGTAAAATTATTTTCCAAAGATCTCCTTAATTGTTTTGTCATCATAACCATGCTGTTTTGCTAAAGTTTTTAAATCTTCTTTTGTATTAAGATCAATAAAATTATTAATATCCTCACTTTTCATATGAGGGAAAACAGAATATACAAATTCAAATACCTTATTCTTTTTCTTTCTCGCATTAGGCGGTTTCAAATAAGGATGAAATTGTATTTTACCTGTACCACAGGCACTTAATAGTAACCATTGTAGTTCAGGATGTTTACTAACTTCACTAAATTGGTAGTTTACCAGTTCGTTAGTCATGAATATATAGTTTGCGGCATCTCTGCCTTGCACACTACTACAATACCTCATCATCATCCAGGCACTAAAGGCTTTTTTACCTTCATCCGTTAGGTTATTATAAAAGTTTCTATCCTTTTTGTCAATTGCCGCCATTATATCTTTTAACGGAATTTGAGGTTTCTTAGGCATTATTCTCCTTCGAACTCAACAAGAGTTTCTACATTATAGCCTTCTTTCTCTATTATAGCACTTCCTTCTAAATCGGGCAAGTCCACAACTGCTAAAACTAAAATATTTTCTCTAGGAACATTCCAGCACTGACAAATTAAACTTGCTATTGCTAGGGCGGTTCCTCCTGTTGCAATTAAATCATCTACAATGACAATTTTATCTGTTGGTTTCAAATTGCTGTTTTGTTGTATATGCAATGTTGCTTCACCATATTCTAATTTGTAATTTCTTTGATATGTAGGGTTAGGCAACTTACCAGGTTTCCTTGCAAGTATTAAAGGCAATTCCATAT